TGATTCTAGTTTACCTGCATATCTAAAAAAACCATTCTCTGACATCCAATAAGCAGCACCATCAACTTCTACACATGCGTTTTGTCCGGCAAGTCCACAGTTAGTTCCAACTTGTGCAAACGCAAATGTAAATGGTTGACCAACAAAACGTTGTGTAAATAATGCCGTATCAGTCCAAACATAAATCGCATCACGACCTCTAATCGCTCCTCTGATCTGTGATCCGTCGGCCAATCTCTGTGTGCCAGCTGTATTAGTTGCTGTAGGTGTATATGTGTTTATGTCCTCTTGATCGGAGAATCTTATGAACATGTCGTCTTGTGTTGTAGCATCTCCTATTGTTGTTTCTGTTCCAAAGAATACTAAGTGACGATCCGGTGTTGATACTACCATGTGTCTTGATGCAGTTGGTGCACCAGATATAATACTTGCTCTTGTGCTTTCTGCATTTGTTGCAGCAGAATTCCATTCAAATACAGCACTATCATGAATTAAACAAATTGCTTTGTCACCAAAATTATCTAGTGACCACATACCAGGTTCTAATACTAAGTCTCCAGACGCAGCTTCACCCCATGCTACAAAGTTTGTTGTACTTGTAACTGTTGCTCCACCACTATGTGCAGCTTTAGTTGTACCTCTTACTTCTCTAGTCACACCTGTAAGTTCATTACCAGATATTCCTGTGTATGATATTTCTTCATTGTCTATTTTTATAAAGTTTGTACCCGTGCTTGGAAATTGTGAAACATCTCCTAATATGATTCCTGTAGTAACAGTATCATTAATACCATTTGTTAGAGTTGTTGTGGGCTCTCCTGCTACTTCACCACCCCAAGATCCAAGAGACCAACCAAATCCTTTTGCTTGTACAGCTGGTCCTACCGGATAATAGTGTTGAACTCTTATACCGCCTGATGTAGTTGCACCAGATCCAGATTCATTACTTGGCATTGTAATTGTGATAGTTGTGCTCGTAGGTACAGTAGTTACCATAAATTTTTTATCGTTAAAATCAGATGCACCAAAATTTGAATTAGTAATTGCACTAAAATTGTCTAATAAAACTATGTCTTGTTCACCTATACCATGATCTCCACTAAAAGTTATTGTAACAGTTGATGATCCGTTAGTCGTGCTAAATGCATTTGTAAGTGTCGTTGTGGATTTAATTGGGTGTATGTCATAAAATACACCACCAGAGTATGCGTATAAAATTCTGTTTGTTCCAATGATTGCATACTTTCTAGCTTTACTATTTACAAAATGATGAAGACCTCTGCCAGCGCCTGTTAGTTTATCATCACCAAGTTGTTTCCAACCACCTATTTTTTCAGGTGTACCATATCTAAACCTAACATTATCACAGTCGATCCATTGACCTTCTGCTCCTGTTGGCGTTAGCTGTTTATTGATTCCAGGTTGAAACCCTATTTTTTGTAGCATATAACCTCATTATATTATGCCTTCGTCATAGACGGAAGACCTAACATTGGCCTTTTGTCGAACCTGTTCTTTTCAGCAAAAGGACCATTTACATGGTTATAATGAAGGAATACTTGACCACAAACATCCCCTTCAAAAGGTTCTCTCCAATGTTCTAATTCACATCCACTATATACTAGCATATCTCCTACTTCAAGTAAGACTTTGGTGCCTTTGGGTGCATTGGGCTTATGTATGTTTTTATACTCGTCTATGACGCTGTCAGCCCCCGTGCCGTCGATAAATATAGGCCATGGATCTCCACCGAGGTTTAAAGTAGTGGATATCTCACAAGAGGGTCTGTCTTTGTGTCTTTTTAATTCATCACCTTTTTTGTATATTCTAGCGTATGAATACGTTGGTATTAAATTAAGTCCTGTTTCTTTTGCCATTACAGGTAACATTTTTACTAATAATGTTTCCATAGCAAAATCAGCATAATGTGAATATGTATTAGGTATTTGTTGATCTGTCCAAGTTCCTAACATACCATTATCATAGGTAATATTGTTTTTATACATAAAATTAACAGCATCTCTTTTTAATAAAAAATAATTAAATATAAAGTTAGCTAACTCGTAGCTTACTGCGTTTTTTATTACGTGATATTTATTGAAAGCCATGTTGTATAAAATTAAAACTTACTGATATTCTTATATCATTTGATTGATTAGGTTCAACACAATGCCAAAGATAGAATGGAAAAATAATTATTCTACCTTCTCTAGGTTCTAAGTGCACCTCTCTCCATAAATATTTAGGTGGTTTACCTTTTTTTCTTATTGGCATATTTAACTGTGCTCCTGCTCGTGGCTCATTACAAACTAAATCACCAGAATTTTCTGGTGCTTTTATATAGTATACTCCACTAAATAAACTATTGGGATGTATGTGCGGAGCATTATATCCACCTGGTGGATTTATATTAGCCCACATATTACCTAATACGGGTTCACGATCTAACCATTCTTCTTTCCATATGTCATTCATCATTATAAATAATTCATTTACTAAAGGTTGAAATACAGGCATCTTGTGCATTTCTGTTGTAGAGTGCCAACCATTACGATTTGTTTTTTTAACACCAGGGTCTCGTTTAGACCACTCAACTATTTCATTAGCAAAAAGTTGATTGTCTAATTTAACGTCTTTACCATATATAATTGTTGGAAAAAATTGTTCTTTAATCATCTAAATGGTTTACCTCCAAACCAAACAACAAGAGATTGTCTAACTCCTTTTTTTACAGGCTTAACTCTATGATTTAAAAACGATGCAAATATTATTGCGTGTCCTTGTTTTAGTTCTGCAAACCTACCCGGTGCCATTAGTTCTAAATCACCACCTTCAAATTCTGACGGATCATTAAGTAATAATGTCATTGATATTTTTCTAACAGGTGGTTCGTGAGCCATGTGTGTATCACAATCCATATGCCAATCATAGAATCCTCCCTCTGGATATTCTGTAAACTGTGCATTCTCTGTAACTTGTATATCTCCAAACCCAAAATGATTTTCATTTGCTTTTTGTATAAAATTATTAAGATCACAATACATATGTCCCATTTCTTTAAATGGTATCCATGATATTGTAGTCACTCTTTTCTTTGTATCTAATCCACCTTCTGGTTTATTCATTCCTACTTGTGCTTTTTGTGGTGGTTGACGTCTACCACATTCTATAATTTGTCTACACTGATCAGGTGTAAATAATGGAGTTGTTGTTTGCACAATCCAACTTTTCCATTTTGGTTCTGTAATAGTTCTATTTTCGTACATTAACTTACTCCTCTATTTTTAATTGGATCATATTGCACATCCATGTTTGCAGCTAGTGTTCTTCTCCATCCTGGTCCATTAAATGGATATACACAATGTCTCATGTCATATGGAAAAATATAAAAATCTCTTTCTTTTATTTCTGGTTGATAATCTATATTTGCAAATTGACCATTAGTTGATCCCAATATTTGTAATCTACCATTTTGTGGTGCATGTGGTGATGAATATTCTACACCAAAACTTTGTGGTAATTTTAAAATCATTACACTAGATAAACCTGTAAACAATGTTCCTTGATGCACGTGCACTGGATTATATTCATGTTCAAACATAGTATTAACCCACACAGAATTTAAATGCATAGTATATTCTTTTATTTTATTCCACTGTAAATAGTGTGTAAATTTTTCATGAAACCATTGTAATACGTTTTGTGGCAAGTAATTATGTTTAGTCATTCTAGGACCATCTTCACCATTAAAAAATAAACTATGTTCTTTTTCTATTTTACCAATTAACTGTTTGTTAGCAGGTTTTAATTCAGGATATTTTGTTTCATAAATATGGTTAATTGTATTATATACATCAAGAGGCACTTGATACTTTAATACTGATTGTCCTAAAAAAATAAAACCAAAATTATTTTGGTTTTGATCCAAGGTCATGTGTTAATTGTTCTTTCTTATTGTAAATCATTTCGCCTGATTTTTTAACTCGTTCTATTGTTTTTAATTGACCTAATACATTAAACACTTCTGGTTGACTTGAGCCTGATGTTAATGTCTCTGCTTTATTTTTCATAATGTGGTGATATGATTCTAATTGATGGGTGTTAACATCTTGAGTATCAAATGATCCATCGTCAAATTCTTTTTTTAATGTAGACCAAAGTTTAATTTCTCTCATACGATCTCTTGCAACTAATTGCATATTAGCTAAACCATATCTAGCTTCATCAAGATCTATTTTATATTTTTCTAATTTATACTCGTCTTGTTCTGTCTCAATTTTTTTCTCTAACCATTTAACTTTAGCCTCACTTCTTCTACAATCAAATGATAGACTCATTAAGTTTTCTAAAAATACGTTTTGTTCT